GCGCCAGCGGCGATCCTGCCCGTCTTCGACAGCGCGGCGTTAGCCTTAGACCCAGCCGGGGCCAGCAACTCCATCGCCTCGCGTGTCGCCGCGATCTTTGGAATGACGGTAATCAGCGCGCCGCCGACAAGGGCGACACCGCCGACCAAAGTAGCCAGGCCAGTGCCCACAGCGAGGACCGGCGCGGGCACCTTCCCCACTGCGTCCACAAGCCCTTCGGTGGTCTGCACGAGCCCGCGCAGGACATCGTTAGCGCCAGACCCGGACTGAATCAGGACCGTATCAAACGAGCCGCCCAGTTTCTCCAGATCGCCCGCAAGGTTATTTTGCATCCGGGCCGCAGTATCAGCCGCGTAACCCGCATCATTGACCGCGGATTCCCACTTGTTGATACCCTCAGCGCCCTGCTCATACAGGACGTTCGCGGCACGCACAGCATCAGAGCCGAAGATCGTCTTGAGTGCAGCGTTGCGCTGCTCATCCGACATGCCCTTCAAAGCGTTTTGCAGAACGCCCGCGTACTCGGACATGCCAATAAACTTGCCCTGAGCATCGTAGGCGCGGATACCCAGATCGTCCATCAGCTTCGCAGCTTCTTTGGAGTTCGGATTCAGTGCCATCAGCATCGTCTTGAACGACGTGCCAGCATCCGAACCGGTCAGGCCGGCAGACGCGAACGCCGCCAGGGAACCGGTAGTCTCCTCGATCGTCAGCCCCGTTGACGACGCAACCAGGCCAGACTGGTTCAGCGCCGCGCCCAGATCCTCAACCGAGCCCTGCGCCTTGCCGGCACCAGCGGCCAGCAGGTCGGCGACGTGAGGAACCTTGTCGCCCGACAACTTGAACTGAGTAAGCGCCGAGGCGGCAATCTCCGCAGCCTTGCCAACATCCAGTGAGCCAGCCGCAGCCAGGGCCAGCGAACCATTAAGCCCGCCGTTGAGGATGTCCTTCGTGGACACGCCGGCCTTAGCCAGCTCCTCGATGCCCTGCGCGGCTTCTCCTGCCGAGAATGCCGTATCCGCGCCAGCGTCAATAGCAGCCTGCCGCAGAAGCTGCATGTTCCCGGCAGTCTCATGCGTAGCCGCGTCAACCGAAGACATCTGCTTGTCGAAGTCGGCGTAGGACTTTACAGCGAGCCCCACGCCAGCCAGGACGGCAGCGCCGCCCAGCGCTGCCGCTTGGCCCACGCTTTGAAGGGAATCGGCGCGCTTCTTTGACGCCTCAGCCTCGGCCTTGGCAGCCGCGGCGGCCTCTTTCGCAGCCGCCTTCGCCGCAGCAGCAGCTTCCTTCGATGCGCTCGTAGACTTCTTGCCAGAATCCTCCGACGCCTTGCCCGCATCCTCCGACGCCTTCTTGACCTTTTCAGTGGACTTCGCAGCCGCTTCCATCGCGGCCTTGTAGTTCTGAATCTCAGCGCTGAACGTGACTTTTACGCGGCGATCCGCCATGTGCCCTCCAAGGGTTTTAAAAATGGTGAAGACATGGCAGACTTAGCCAATGACGAAAACGGGGGAACGGGCACTGCGGCGCGGTAACGCGCTAATCTGGTGGGGACTTGGGCTATGGCTTGGCGCCGTCCTGCTTTACGCCACACTCGGAATCCCAGCCGCCACATTGACCCTGCGAATCGTGGGAGTCGCCGGGTTCGCCCTACTTATCGCCGGGCTGATCAAGTGGCGCCGCGAACGTCCTGCGCGTGATTAGTTCACCGTCAATCTCGGTCGCGTAGAAACGCTGACCAGGCTCGGGCTTGAACTTTTCCTGACCCGTATACTCCTCAACCGCGGCCTGTGCATGGCAGGTAACGTCAGCGACCTCATACAAGCCCTCGTTAGCGCCGTTGCGGCACTCAAACTTGGGGCGCCCGCAATCGCACAAGCCCTCGACGTAGAGCGTGTAGGCGAACTCCAGCAGCCGATCCTTACGCCCAGGCAAAGGCCCAAGGTACGCGGACGGCGGACGCTGGAACCGCTCAGCAGTCTTCAGGGCTGCTAGGACTCGCCACCATCGTCCGGTGTAGAGCGCTTCGGCAAAAAATCGGCGCTCACGGAAGGCAGTTCCTCGGAAGCATTCTTGAACGCGGCGAGAATGAGCCCGAACTGCGCGGGGCCAACCTTCTTCTCAAATCGCTTCAACTGCGCCGGCGTGACCCGCGGGGAACTGATCGCGTCCGCCAAGATCGCGTAGCCCATCTCCTCCGGCTTCACCCCAAGGTTCGCCGCCGCAAACTCGCGCTTCTCATCATCACTACGCCCACCAACCGTGAACGTCAGCGCCGAATCGTGGAACTGCTTGGCGACCCTGGCGTACTCGGCGCGAAGGTTCCCAACGCCGCCGCCCATCGACGGGCCGTCAACCTCATCCTCATCAGCGTTCACGATCAGCGCCTCGAGCCGGTCGAGCTCAGCGATAAGGCCCGACTTCTGATACACGGTCACAGCCCGCTCCGGGCGCTCCGCATCGTCAAGCCAGGCGTCGAAATCAAAATCCTGCGGGGTTTCACTCATGGTTTAGGCTCCATTCGTCGGGGTAGGCTCTGGATGTTGGGGGTTGGCGGCGCGGAGCCTAACACGCGCCGCCAACCGGTCGCACTCAGCTATGCGAAATGGACGTTGCAGTCACAGACGCAGTAGCCGAAAACGTCACGGCAGCGACGCCGGCAGAGTTCCGATAGTCCGGAAGAACCGGAATCCATGCCTCGCCAGCAGCCGCAACCGTGTACGCCTTATCCGGGTAAGCATCACCCGTCGAAAGTGTGCCGGGGGTAACCATCGTCACCGTGATCCCGGCGCCGGAACCGTTCCGCACAACCAGCGTCGAACCAACCTGGACCGTGTCAGAAGACGACGGCGTGGCATAAACCGGCGGCGTACCCGCAATCACCGGGACAGTGTAAGTAATCATGCCGATTCCTTACGCAACCGCGATGAAGGGGTAACCATTCTGGGCTTCGCCGGGGATCCGGTACTTGATGAAGCCCGTACCATCGGTGCGCTGCGGGGTGTCCACAGTGAACTCGGCGCCGAGGTAAATCTCGTCCGAAGAGGCCCAAGCCGCAGTGGCAAGCTTGTCCATCTGGCGGGCGTAGCCGTAAAGGGTTGTGCCCTTCACCTTCAGCGCCGCCCAGCCGGTTTCGTTCGCGGCGTCAAATCCGCCGCCGGCCAGGAACTTCCGCCACAGAGTGAACCCAACCGTGTAGTTGGATGCGCCGATAGCATTAGCGTTGCCGCTAGCGCCGAGCGCCTTCTCGGCGACCTTGTCAGAATCGGCGGCGCCGAAGTTGAAGTCCGAAGACAGCACATCAAGGGACAGGTCGATGCCGGCGTTCAGTTCCGCAGCGGTCGGCGCGGCAGGGTTAGCGGGCTTAGTGGTCAGGACCGTAAATTTGGTCTTGCCATCAGCAAGTACACGAGCCATTTACTTGGCCTCCTTCGGGGTGTCGGCCTTCGCCGGGATGGGTTTTGCGTCGGTGATCGGGGTGAACTGCCCCTTGAACGTTTCGAGCCAGTGCGCCGGGACCGTCTGGGCCTCGCCGCGCGAATTGAGTACGTCAACGAATGACATTTGGGCGCCTCCAGGGCGTGAAAAAGGCGCCCCATGCGGAGCGCCTAACGATTAGGGTTTAGAGCTTCGAGGACACCAAGGCGAACTCGTCAACAGCGAACGCCGGGTTTGCGCCGCCAGTAAGGGTTACGCTCGTGTCAGTCTGAACGTCCATGAGGGGCGCCTGACGCAGCCTACTAGGAGCCCATCCCGCAACTACCGGCACCTGCCGATTCAGGGCCACACGCACATTCCTGGCGACAATAAGCACCGAATCAAACGTCAGTCCCGCATATGTCACCCGCGGGCGAAGCGTCAGGACGTCCGGCACATCCTCGAGCGAATCCCCATCAGGCCCGCCGGAAGACTCCTCGCCAAGATCCCCCCACAAAACCACGTAAGGGTAAGTAGGCGTACTGGGAACCGAGCCGCGGTAAACCGTCAGCCCCGCAGGCATGAGCGCCTTCACTGCGTCGTAATGCTCTTTGATCACAGCAGACCCTCCGTCGCCTTGAACGCATACTCGTAAAAGTTCGGGGCTTCCTCGAGCATTGCGTCCTCCGGGTTCCGAACCGTCCCACCACCAGGGCGAGACGTACCGTAATACGCGATACCAGCGAGTGAGCCAGAGCCGCCCGGGGTTGGCCCAATCTCAGCCTCAATCACGCCATCGCCACCGAACGTGTGCACCTTCAGGTCATAGCTGATCGTCGGAGCCAACTGCTTGAAGTGCTTCGAGCTCCGGGCGTCCGCCTGCATCAGCTTCTTCGTGTTCAGCGCAGACTTAGCAACCACGCCGCGCATCTTCGGAACCATGAGGGCTGGGATCGCACGAAACGCCTTCGCCAAACCGTCAAGCTCCGACGCGTCCGCACTCACTCGGTGACCTCTTCCACACGCGTCCGCTGCGCAGTCGCAAAGGACTTGTGGAACAGCTCAACGACACGCATCTGCCGCCCCACAAGCTGCGGATCCAGAACCGAAGCAGTGACAGTCACAACGTCATCCACCGCCAACGGACCAGCCGCCACCGGGAAATCAACCCGCGAATCCTGCACCGTAAACGCATGCCCACCCGCGTTCGGGTTCGACGCCTGCGAAATCGTCTGCTGCACCTTGCACGGGCCCGAGTAGACCGGAGTTGAGCCGGGTGTTACGTTGCCCGTTTCCGGGTCCGTGATTGGGTCACCAGGGCGGGTCACGGTGCACGCGTCCAGCATCAGGGCCTCAGCCTCACGCCGCCCAGCAAGGACGGCAGCCTCAGCACTCACGGCGCACCATACGGCGTGATCGTAAACGCATCACCAGACGAGCCCGGGAGCAACAGCGACCACTCATCATCCGTCAACCCCAGATAGCCGGCAGAGTTAGCCGCATCCACAGTCTCCGTCGTTGAGTAGTCGTCAATCGCCACCGTACGCGTCCGCAACCCTGACGGGTTCTGCAACTTCCGGATAATCGCCGCACTAATCACACGCCGCAAAGTCCCCAGCGTCGGACGCCCAAGCAGGATCAGCGCCTCAAGCGCGGGGATCCGTTCCAGAACCTCAGCCTCAAGGTCATCAATCCACGCCGCAACCTGCGCCGACTCAGCCGTGGTCAGGGTGCGGCCATAGCGAACCTCAACATCACTCACAGTTGCATAAGCCACAACCGCACCCCTTCCCTACTTCTTCGTGTAACCGGAATCCAGCAGCGCCTGAAGGATCGAATCAGGCACGGTCGTCTCAACGCCGGACGGACCGGCAACGACGGTGTAACCCTCGGCTACCGGCGCGGCTTCCTGCTTGAGGTCGTCAAGGGTGGTTGCTTTCTTGATAGCCATCAGTTACTCCTAGACTGCGTTAGTGAACTTGACGAAGCTCGACGGATCGTTGACCAGGAAGCCGTATTCGGCTTCAGCCAGGATCGCGACGAGGTTGTTCTCCCACAGGGAGGTCAGGACACCGTTGATGGTGACGGTGGCCTCGGTGGAGACGTTGTAGGAGATGCCGCCAACGGCGCCCCACGCAGCCTGCGACCAGTCGCCAGCGAACCCATAGGTCTTGGACGTGGCGTCGTAGATGCCATCGCCGATGAAGGCCTGACGGCCCAGCAGGCGACCCTCGCGGACGGGGCCGTTCGTCTCGGTGAAGGGCTGCTCCACGAACAGCGGGCGACCCGCGGTGTCCTTCGAGCCGTTCAGGACGGGCTCGAAGCGGTTGTCGAACGCCCAGCCGGTCAGCTTCTTGCCAGCGTTGACAAGGGTGGACAGACCCGAGTTCAGGTCGTCGTAGACGGACGTGAACGCCGGGGTGGTGCCCGTAAACTCCTGGGTGCTGGAGCCGGTAGCGATGTTCGTGGAGAACGGGCTCGCGGTGCCGTACAGGGCCGCGGCGTCGAACGCGACAGCGAACGCTTCGGCGATCTGCGGGCGGATCAGGTCAATGTAGCCGCCCGGGTTCGCACGCAGGACTTCAGCGGAGACAACTGCAATAGCGGCAATCTTCTTCGGGTCCATCGTCTTGAGCGCCATCGTGCCCTTAGACGCAGGCTTCTGAGCACCTTCAGCGACCCAGCCGGCGCCGATCTTGCCGGTAACAACCGGGATGGACTGGCCGTTGATGCCAAGCTGAACTCGCGGGACGAGCTGCTGAACCACGGAGGTCTTAGCGGCCTGTTCAAAGATAGCTGCCGACTGATCGCGGTTCAGAAAACCGGAAAAGTCGGAGAGCTTAGTAGCGGCGGTGATCGCCATAACAGTCTCCTATTGAGAGGGGCTAGTTCAGCCCAAGTTTGTTTTTGATCGTGCTCAGCAGCGGATCGCCGTTAAGCGCGTTCGCCTCACCCCGCGCACCTTGCGAGGGGTCAGGCTTCGGGGTGCCGGGAGTGTTCAACCGGGCGAGGAGAAGGTCAGCCTTCGCGGCAATATCGCCCTCCGTGTCGCCGGTCAGGAACTCGACAAGATCCGCAGGCACGCCCTTATCAATGGCGACCTTGTTGCGGACATTCTCAGAGCGGAGCCGCGCAAGCTCAGCAGCGTTATCGGCCGCTTCCTTCTGCGCCCGCTCCATGTCCGACAGCTTGGAGTCCTCAAACTCCTTCAGCCGGGCAGCGAGTTCGGCATTGGCCTTCTCAGCACTCTTGCGGGCATCGCGCTCCGCCTGAAGTGCCTTCTTGCCGCCGTCCCCAAGTTCCTGGGTGTCCGGTGCCTCAACTACAGCCTCAGCGGCAGTCTCAGCGGGTACTACGGTTGTGTCTTCCGACATGTGTTCGTCCTCCGTCGCGGATGGAAAAACCCCGAAGCATCGCGCTTAGGGGGAGTGTTTGGGGGCTCAGAAAGCCCAGCCGTAAAGCTTCAGGAGGCGCTTAGCGTCCGCCTGATCTTTGGCAATTGAGTAGATCGTTTCTGGCATCAGTCGCGGCGACTTCAGCCGCAGATACTTACTGCCATCCCTGAACACGCCTTGGTCTTTGACGTAGCCGGCCTGCGACATCTCCCAGTAGGCTCGCCCGCGGCGCGTCGTACCCTCGCGGGTGTACTTGATCGCCCGCCCATTCACCTGCCCGGCGCGCACAGCACCAGACTTGCGGTAAGCGTTGATGAGCTGGTTCATGTCCGCACCATCACGGAACGCCCGCCCGTTAGCCGCTGACCCAAGAACCCGGTTCTGCTCAGCCTCGGACAACCCGGAAAGGTAAGCGTGCGGATCCGTGCGGACATCGTCGCCAGTGTCCTCAGTTGAGGGAACGTTGCGGCAGTCGCAGCCAGGGTGGCGCAGGAACGGGGTCTGGTGCGTCGTGGTTTTGCCGGCGAGGACCACGCATCGACCGCACGACGGCGGATTCAGCATCCGCGTCCAGAGCTTAACGCGGTGAGCGCCGCCAGAAACCTTCTCGGCAGCTCGCCCCGTATCTGACAGCATCGTGCCAGCAGTGAGGGTGAGGTGCTGCCCAGCCTTCGCGAGCGCAGCGCCAGGTTCAAGCCCGGCAGCCACGCCCAACTTCGCCTGAATTACCGCCCCATACGCCATCGACGCGACTGGCAAGCCATCGCCAGCGACACCAACGAACCGTGAACCAGTGGACTCATACAACGGAGCGCCAACAGGCCCGCCAACCTCGTCCAAAACATCCGGGACATACGCCAACGCGCCATCAGCGATCCGCTCCTGAGCCGTAAACAACACCGCCAGCAGGGAAGGCTCGAACTTCGCATAAGACGCATCAAAGTCCGAACCCATCCGCCGCCACAAACGAGACGTAGCCGCAACCGCAGCCCCAATCTCAGACCTTTGCAAAGCCGAATAGCTAAGCGCCGCCTCCGGTAGTCGCTGCAACATTCACAGCCCCCTTAGCGGCAATCGTGGCAAGGTACGGATCCTGTGATTCGACTTCGCGGTAGGCCCGGTCGCGATCCTTCTTCGCCTGAGACCAGCCCATTTCGTCCTGCACCGACTCGCGGGCAATTACGCCCGTACCGTTCGCGTACAGCTTCGTCAGCGCATCAGCCTTCTGCGCAAAAGTAGGTGTGCCGGCGTCGAACCATTCCGTCTTGATCTGGTTAGCCATCGGCCATGCGCCGGTGCGGAACCGCTCAGCGATACCCTGAACCCACGCCCAGCCATCGCCCCAGTTCGACGCCTTACCCTCAGCGTTCAACACCAGGCGCGACTCATCAGCACGGATCGCACCCTCAGCAGCCGGGTTCACCGAAGTCTGACCCAAGTAACGGGTAGGCAGGCCCGTAACGCTGGACACCATCTGCCCGTAGTGGTTGATCGTGTCGTGGAAGTTCTTCAAATCCGAGGCGCTGAACTGACCAACGGCAACATCCGTCTTCTTGCCCTGGTTCGCCCAGATCGCCGAATAGTAAGACTGCCAAGCCGGGATCGGGTTGCCGTCAGCGTCCACAAAGTCGCCCTTGGACATGCCAAGGACCCACTTCTGAGGAACCGCGTGAGTCTCGAGCGCAATCTGAAGATTCGTGATCGCCCGTGCCGCCGAATCAACCAGCGGCATAACATCCTTCATCTCCGAAACGCCCAACCAGTCACCAGTGCGGCGGCGGTTCAAGAACATCACAATGGGGACGCGGCCCAGGTTGTGATCGTCGCGGGAAGTCTCAACCCACGCACCGGACTGCTTCTCCAACCAGACCGTGCTGTTCGGCTCGTAGAGGGTCGCGTACTTCGGCGTCGGGTCTTCCTTCGTGCCGCCGTAAACACGGAGCGCAGAACTGATCCTGCGGGTTCGCGGATCCACAACAGCAGTCATCTCACGCGGGCTTTCGACCGTGATAAGCGGGTGCGTCTTGTCCTCAGCATTCGAGCCGATGCACACAAAGCCCCGCCCATAAATCAGCGTGTCCTTATGCAACAGGGCCGACTCCGAATCAAGGTTGTTCGCGTCCCAATGCTCACGCAAAACACCAGACGAAACCTTCTCGCCAGGAAGAATGAAATCCTTCACCCGCAAACGCTGCTCAACCGAATCAACAGCAACCCGCGACCAGTTAATGACCGTCTCGAACTTGCGCAACTCAGGCGGAACCGCCAAGCCGATGTGCTCGAGAACCTGCGAGCCCTCGTAATACTTCCCAAGCCGCTCATCATCACGACCAAGCGTGTCCAACTGCATGTTCAGCTTCGTAACAAGGGCTGACTGTTCGGTACTCAACGCCACAACGGCCCCTATCTAAAGACAAACATCCGGTTATCGGTAACTTCGCCCCAACCGGCCTCGTGGGCATCGGATGCGGCGGTATGTGCAAGGATCTTCGCCATAACAACGTCGATCTTTTGGTGGTCTGTAGGTTTGCCAAGGACGTACTTCTGCCCCGGCTTCGCAATCTTCTTAGCGTTCGCGGCGTGAACCGTCGCAATCGGGCAACCGTCATGCGTCATACGCTTCTGCGCCAGGTCAACCTCGAAACGGCGAATCTCCGGATACATGCGGCTGATGCTGTTAGTAGGCCACTCGAAAACGTGCTCGTCGCCGTACTTCAGCGACCAGTCGCCAATCTCCGACATCCAGTCGTGCGGGTCGCAATACATGCGGGCCACGTCGTAAACCTCGAACAGCTCATCGACCGCTGCATGAACCTCGCCGCGGGGAATGTATCCGCCCCACTCCGCAGGATCCCAAACAGTCGGGCGACGATCCGGCCCATAACGCGGCGTGAATGAAAAGCCGTCAATAGTCTCAGCCTGAATGGCGGTGAAGTCGTTATTCTCACTGCCGTCGTGGCCCAGGCAGATGCGCGTTCCTGCCGGTGGATTGGGCATCCATTCCATGCCCACCACCTTTTGTTAGGAGGACGCCGCTAAGACTTTGGCACCCTTACGCATATTGCAGAGATTGTGAGCGAGTGCGCAGTTCTCGCGCGTATGCCCGCCACCCTTTGAGATGGGCAGCTTATGCTCAAGCGTCAAGGATTGAGGGTGAGGCCACTTTAGTTGCGGGTCTATCTGGGAATCGCACAACCAGCAAATGCCGCCGTCGCGTACCCAAATTTCACTCGCTGGGAAATCCTCGAAAGGCGCATTGGCTATCCGAGTGCGCCGCAAGTGAGCGCTTTTCGACTTCGAATCTTTGACGCGCTCTGGATTGTCCAGCCGCCACGCCTTCACTTGGGCCCTGGTCTTCTCGGCGTTGTCGATGAACCACTGTCCGCGCTGGCACTGCTGCGAGCAGAAGTCAGCGTCCGTGCGCGTTGATAGCCCAAACGGCGAAGCGCACAGCTTGCACGCGCGTCCGCCAAGATCCTTTATGCGCTGGCTGATTCGCTGGGCCGCAACGTAGAGCCGCTGGCACTCAAAGGCGCAGAACTTGGTCTTGCCGTTCTTTTGGGTGCGAAACTCGGCTTCGCAGTAGCAGCAGACTCTAGTCGGAGCGGCGAATTCCTCGAGCCGCCCCGCCCGCTGCGCCCTCTTTAGGTCCCTCGCGCAAAGTCCGCGAGCGTAGATCGACGTGCTTTCGCAATCTTCCCAAAGGCAGGTATGCTTGTTCATGTAGCCACTCCTAAACAGTGGTTGCCACGGCCCCGGATTGTTGACGCAATCGCGGGGTTTCTTACTCTCAATTCTACCCTATGAATTCAACAATTCCTTGGCATTTCCGGCATACGCACCATCCCAAAGACCATCACGAAGCCACGAACCAAGACCATGCACAATCCGGTTGCCATAAAAGCGTTCAGCCTGCGACGGGTCAGTCTCCATCAGCTCCGCAGCCTCAGCCTCGATAGCATCCAGATCAACCCACGGCGAACCCTCATACACGAACTTGTGAATCCGGCGCCGCTCAGCCTTGTTCTTATACGACAAATCAGCCGGCGGCTTCCGGTAGAACCGGTAAATATCGGTGCTCTTAGACTCGAAAGTCTGCTGAGCCGTACTGTTCTCCGCCGGATCCCAAGGGTTCGTCCACTCAATCGAGCGACCGCCCATACCGGCCAGGCCGCGGCGCATCGTCTGAGCCACACGGACCATCTTGTTCTGCACCGTGTAAATGCCCGACTCGTCAAAGTTCGCAAAGTTGATCGGATTACCCAGGCGCGACATCGCCGAGCTAGTCACAGCCTCGATCTTGCCGTTATTCGGCAACCGGACGAACTGCTCGCCCGTCTTCATGATCGAATCCAGAGCCCCGCCGCGAACCATCGCCTGCAAAGGCCGATAAACGTTATCGACCTGCTCCTCAGACGTAGCCACAAGCTGAATCAGCGACGTGTTCCGGGGAATACCCATCGCATCGCCAGGCTCATACTCAAACTCAAAATCGCAGTCACAACCGTTCGCGTGGCATGAGTAAACCTCGCCACCCTCAGCCCAGCCACCAAACACAACCGGGCCCGCAGCCTCAAGCAATGTCACAGCCGCCGCAAGCGGACCCTTACCCGTCTTCTGCGGCGCCACAACCTGAGAACGCCTATACGTGAACGCCGGAGCCAACACCGGACGCTCAGGGTTCCACTTAGCAGACGCCTTCACCCGGTAATGGTTGGCAATGATCTGCAACTGCCAATCAGACGGGATGAACGGGCGCCCCTTATCGAAACCATCAGGCACCGAACAGTGAGACTCGATCCAGTCAGCCCCCAGGAAGCCTAGGGTCTGGCCGGGGGGAAAGTTGATGCTGAAATCATCCGTCATTCCCCACAACCTTTAGCCGGGCACGAGACGAAGACTTACGCTTCGGCGCCGCCTCAGTTTTGGGAGCCTCACCCGCCGGCAACTGCCAACGAAGACGATTCAAACCAGCCGTAGACAGCCCCAAAAGCTCCTGGTGCTGCTTCACCAGCGTCCGAACCGAACCAGAAGCCTCCGCGCGCTCAGCCTCAGCCAGGTAACGCACATACAGTGCGACCTCATCCTCGAGCCCGAGGCGCTTCCACTCCGTAGCCTGCGGCTTCAACCACAACCGGGCCCAGATCGTCGCCTCACGGCTCGAGAGTTCATCCAACGGGAACTCAGGCGCCTCAAAATCGGGCACATCCAAGACCGTCCAAGTCGCCGAATCACCCGACCGCTCACGCCGCAAAGCATTCGGATCCGCCACCCTGCCGGCATTTCCTCTAGCACCACCAGACGCCATCGGAACACCACCAATCAGGGGTTGAAAACGATTCTCAAAAGGGTTTTGATTCTGGAAAACTTCTTAGACCCC